CCATCGAGACTGAGCAGGAGCTGATCAATACTTTTGGTAAGCCACTTTCGACAGATAGACAGTATGAATACTGGATGTCCGCTAGTTCATTCTTGAGCTATGGTGGTATTCTGAAAGTTGCAAGAACTGGTGGTGGTGCACTCAACAACGCTAACGCTGGTACCGGTGCTACTTCAGTTACTCTTAGAATTGACAACTACGATGATTACGAAGAAAATCATCTGAACGATAATACTTTCACTTGGGCAGCAAAGAACCCCGGTTCATGGGGTGACGGTATGAAGATCTGTGTTATTGATAACGCAGCCGACCAAAGACTGGGTATCAACACCACTAACCCCAGCGCAGCTGGAGCTATTGTTGGTCACGGTGTTACTACTCCTCTGTCTGACGTAGTAATCCCTGGTGCTGGTACGACCACCACTTTCAATGGTTTCCTTAAGGGTATCATTACTGGTGTTTCGACTGACGCTGTCAACGGTAACTCGACTATTGACGTTAAGATTGTATCTCAGGTTTCCTCAGCAGGAACTGAGACCAAACTGAACTATCAACAGTCTGACCCCGCAAGATCGGTTGAAGCAGCTGACGGAATTACTTTCGTCAATAACGCTGGTATCTCAACTGGAAACGGAGCTGTAACGGCAGTTACTTCACAACTTGACTGGTATGAGCAACAGACTTTGGGTCTGGACAACTCTATCGTCTTCTGGAAGTCTATCGCTCCTAAGCCTGTAGATAACAACTTCTCCACAACCAGAAGTGGTCGTAACGACGGTATTCACGTTGTTGTTGTTGATGACAAAGGTACTATCACGGGTATTCAAGGTAATATTCTTGAGAAGTTCACCAGTCTCTCCAAGGCACAAGACGCTACGGCAGACGCAGACAATCCTACTAGGGTATACTACAAGGATTATGTGGCTCTGAACTCAGAATACGCATACGCAGGTTACAACGCTTCTACAGCAACTGACGCGATTCACGGAACCACTCCTCTGGCTAACGGATTCTCTTCCGACTATGTAGCTAACACGGCAGGTTCTGGACTCTGGGGCCAAGAAGCTCAGGGTGTTGACTTCAGTTCTATCGGTAACGTAACCTACTCAATGGCTGGTGGTGTTGACTATCAAGCTGGTGGTGGTATGGCCGCTACTTTGGGTGATCTGAATACTTCGTATCGTCTATTCAGTAACAGAGACGAGATCGCAGTTGACTACCTTATCATGGGTCCTGGTCTTCTAAACGAGAATGAGTCACAAGCTAAGGCAAACCTCCTGATAGCACTGGCTGAAGGAAGAAAGGATTGTATGGCTACGATCTCACCACACAGGGCTAACGTAGTTAACGTCAACAACCCCGATACACAGACTGAAAACCTCCTGAGGTTCTATTCTTCACTGGCTTCCTCCTCATACGCTGTGTTTGACAGTGGTTACAAGTACACCTACGATAGGTTCAATAACGAGTTCCGTTATCTTCCAACCAACGCTGATGTGGCTGGTTTGATGGTAAGAACGGCTATCGAAGCTTTCCCCTGGTTCTCACCAGCTGGTTTGGCTAGAGGTGTTCTGAACAACGCTATCAAGTTGGCATACAACCCCAACAAGGCACAAAGAGATGTCCTGTATGGAGCTAGAGTTAACTCCATCATCAATCAGAGAGGATCTGGTATTCTCCTGTTCGGTGATAAGACTGGTCTGGCATACGCTTCAGCGTTTGATAGAATCAATGTTAGAAGATTGTTCCTCACAGTGGAACAGGCTCTCGAAGGAGCAGCTAACGCACAACTCTTTGAACTCAACGATCCCATTACGAGGTCCAACTTCGTCAATATCGTTGAACCTTATCTGAGAGATGTTGAGGCCAAGAGAGGACTCACTGGATTCCTGGTTGTTTGTGACACTACAAACAACACTCCTGATGTCATTGACAACAATGAGTTCAGAGCGGATATCTACCTGAAGCCCACAAGGTCTATCAACTACATCACTCTGACATTCGTAGCCACCAGAACTGGTGTCTCGTTTGAAGAAGTTGTTGGTACTGTTTGATCGATACTAACAAATAAAACGGAGGAACTCTAACAATGGCAGCAACTAAAACACTCTCACAATTCAAATCAAGACTCGCGGGTGGTGGGGCCCGCCCCAACCTATTTGAGGTAACTCTTCCAGCTTTCCCCGGTGCGGCCGAGGAATTCTGGGGTGAGGGAGATAACGAGTCAAACACTAAGTTCAGTTTCCTGTGTAAGGCAGCTCAACTTCCTGCTTCTAACGTAGCAGAAGTACCTGTGGCTTTCAGAGGTCGTCAGCTCAAAGTGGCTGGTGAAAGAACATTCGATCCTTGGGTCGTCACTATCATCAACGATGAAGACTTTGGTCTGAGAACTTCTTTTGAAGGTTGGATGAACAAACTCTCCAAACTGAATGACGCAACTGGTGTTACCAATCCTACTTCTTACATGACCAACGCTTATGTCAAGCAGTTGGGTCGTGGTTTTGAGAAGTTCTCTGAAACCAATACTGGTGGGGAATCATCTGTTCTTAGGACTTACAAGTTCTATGATATCTGGCCCACAGCTGTAAGTGCTATCGATTTGAACTACGATACTGACGGAACAGTGGAACAGTTTGACGTAAGCTTCGCGGTTCAGTACTTCACTATTGGTGAATCTGATGAGTCAACTTCATCTGATGATAGTTCTTCAGGTCAGGTAATCCAGTAAGTCGTCTAAATAACTAGAACGGAAGTTTTAGTTACTCTATAAAATGGCGAGACTATTTGGATTCTCAATTGAAGATACCGAGAAAACTCCGCCTGGTGTAGTATCTCCGGTCCCACCGAATAAAAACGATGGGAACGAGAGCTACATCAGTTCGGGGTTTTTTGGTAGCTATGTAGATATTGAAGGTGTATATAAGAACGAGAACGATCTCATTCGTAGATATCGTTCGATGGCTTTGTACCCTGAGTGTGACAGTGCCATTGAAGATATTGTCAATGAAGCTATTGTTGCTGACACCAACAATAGTCCTGTAAGTATTGAACTCTCAAATCTTAACGCCAGTGATGGTATTAAGAAAAAAGTAAGAGAAGAGTTTAAGTATATCCTAGAACTTTTAGATTTTGATAAGAAAGCACATGAGATTTTCCGTAACTGGTATATCGACGGAAGACTCTATTATAACAAAGTAATTGATCAGAAGAATCCTCAAGAAGGTATTCAAGAACTGAGATATATTGACTCTGCAAAGATGAGATATATTCGTAAAATCAAGAAAGATAGAAATAGTGGTTTAGACAGAGCACAGAAAGAGAATCCATCATCATACAATTTCCCTGAATTAGAGGAGTATTTCATCTATACTCCTGGTGGAAATAATGCAAGTGGATATGGTGCCTCACCCGTCAAGGGTATTCAGATGACAAAGGATTCTATCACTTATTGTACATCTGGATTGGTAGATAGAAATAAGGGATCAACTCTTTCTTGGCTTCATAAGGCTATCAAACCTCTTAATCAGTTGATGATGATTGAGGATAGTCTGGTAATCTATCGTCTTTCAAGGGCACCTGAACGTAGAATCTTCTATATTGATGTTGGTAATCTGCCCAAGATGAAAGCAGAACAATATCTCCGTGATGTCATGCAGAGATATAGAAACAAGTTGGTCTATGATGCCAACACTGGTGAGATCCGTGACGATAAAAAATTCATGTCGATGATGGAGGACTTCTGGCTTCCTCGTCGTGAAGGTGGTCGTGGCACAGAAATCACCACACTTCCTGGTGGACAGAATCTTGGCGAAATCACTGATATCAATTACTTCCAGAAAAAACTCTACAGAGCATTGAATGTTCCAGAGACTCGTCTTCAAACTGAAGCTGGATTCTCGATGGGTCGTTCTTCTGAAATCTTGAGAGATGAAGTCAAGTTCTCCAAATTTGTTGGAAGAATGAGAAAGAGATTCTCTGAGATGTTCAGTGATATGTTGAAAACTCAGTTGATTCTTAAGAATATAATCACTCCTGAAGATTGGGAGTATATGAGTGATCATATTCAATATGACTTCTTGTATGATAATCACTTCGCAGAACTCAAAGAGACAGAACTTTTGAGAGAAAGACTGACTTTGGCGGAACAAACACAACAATATGTTGGTAAGTATTACTCCAATGATTATCTAAGAAGACATGTTCTCCGTCAAACTGACGAAGAAATCAAAGAACAGGATGAATTGATCGAAAAAGAAATTCAATCTGGAGCACTTCCAGATCCAGCGATGCAATCTTTAGACCCAATGGCAGGTGGTGATCAAGCTGCAGGTGCAGCACTTCCACCACCAACTAGTGGGTCTGCTCCACTGGAACCTGAGGCAGATGAGGCTCCAGAAACTCCCGCCGGTGGCACGATCTAAATAGAGGAAATTAACCTATGGACATGGATGAACTTATGAGTCTTCTTGTGAAGGATGAATCACCTTCAGAAGTAAGTGATGCAATTAAAGATCAGTTGTTTTCAAGAACTGCTGAAAAGATTCAAAACATCAGACCTCAAGTAGCCGCATCTGTTTTTGATGGGGATATTGATTTTGATTCTGAAGAAGGGGAAGTTGAGTTCAACAATGACGTAGAACTTGAACTCGATCCTGAAACTGAGATTGAATAAATAAAAACATACACTAGGTATAACAATGGCCAGGACATTACTAGTAGGGGCTGAAATTGCGTGTCCCACTACTGCTGGAGCCGCTACTAGTTTTACACAAGCTACTGTGGTTCGTTTAGTCAATACTGATTCATCGGCACATAAGGTGACTCTTCTTGAGGAGCAAAGTGGTGCTGGTATTGGTTCAATGACACTTCCCGCTGGTAGGGTTGAGTATTTGGAGAAAAAGTCATCTCAGGTTATCTTTGCAGCTAATGCAGGTGTCCTTGGTGCAAACGTAGGTTACACAGCTTAATCCCATGAAACTTATCAGAGAAGAAATCGAAACAGTAGATTTTATCGTTGAAGAACGCAACGGTAAGAAGTCTATGTATATCGAAGGTGTTTTCTTGCAGGGAGACATTAAGAATAGAAATGGTCGTATGTATCCTATGGAGTGTCTCAGAAGAGAAGTCCAAAGATACAGTGAAAACCACATTTCATCGGGGAGAGCTCTTGGAGAACTCGGACATCCAGATGGCCCAACAGTTAATCTGGATCGCGTCAGTCACAAGATTGTTTCACTCAAAGAAAACGGCACCAATTTTATTGGTA